TGACGCGTTCATTGAATGATGTGAACGGCACAATTGGAACGTTCTATGATCCAACAGAAGTTGCAACCCTATCCATCGCACCATATTGGAACACAGAAATGCTGGCAGATGCAACGATTGCAATCAACTTTTATATGTCTGCAAACTACAGTTTGCTGGCGTGGGCTTTGATGGACAGTGAAGAATTGAAGGATGCTGTGGATGGCGTTTTGGAACAAACAATATCGTGGTCTGGCGATTCTGACGCAGATGGCCACATAGTAAGCAGATTATAAATAGCAATCTAGCGCACTGCGCATATGGTGATATACTTTGGTAGAAAAAGCAACACGCAATTTGGCAGAAGAAATTCTGAACATAAATGATGAAAGAACGGAACTTGTGACTGTGCCGGAATGGAACAATATTAAGATATTATGCAAAAACCTGTCTGGCGCGGATCGTGCTGTTCTAAGTGGCATGCTGGAAGTTGACGGCAAAACCAACAAAGTGAAAACCAAAAGCACCACAGCAGACATTGTTATTTTGGGTGCTTATAATCCAGACACTGGTGATCGTGTTTTCTCGCAATCACAGAAAGCTGGATTGCTGATGAAAAACAGCAAACCGTTGGAACGCCTGGCGACTGTGATTCAGAAACTTTCTGGTTTGGATCAGGACGGAGTTGATGACGCAGAAAAAAACTGAAAGCTCAGCATGAGCTTCGTTTTCTTTTTCTTTTGGCAGAAAAACTGCACATGACGGTCACACAGCTATGCGCAAATACAAGCAGTTATGAAATCACACAATGGATTGCTTATTTTAAAATAAAATCCGAGGCCCAGGAACGGGAAAGAAAGCGCAATGAAGCCAGTGCAAAATCTGGAACCGGTGGAACTGGCGGATCGCCGCAGAAATTTTCGATTTTTGACATACCTGAACAGTAAAAAATGTCCGATGTCATAGCTGATTTGGCGGTTCAATTAAGCATCAATGATGTTGATGATAGTGCAATAACCAATTTGCAATCGGCTATTGATTCAATGGCGGACAAAACCGTTGATATTTCCACCAATGTTGACACCGCGCCAATAACAGACGCAGAAAGCACTATCAATTCCCTGCAGGATTCAACGCTTAACGTAACAACAGACGTTGACACCAGCGCCCTTGATGCTGCACAATCCACTATTGCTGATCTAGGAACGTCAACGATTGATGTTACCACAGATGTTGATACTTCTGCACTTGATAATGTCCAGAGTGAAATAAGTTCACTTGACGGATCAACAATTAACGTGAGCGTTGATTCATCAGGCATGACCGAGCTTCGCACAGAGCTGGCAGCATCAAAAGCTGAACTTAACGACCTTAAAGGAGTATCAAAAACCAGCCTGGGAACAGGCGGGGGACTTGCAACTGATGCGCTCGATGCCACAGCTGGCACGAAAGACCTTAAAATGGGGATGATGGATGCTAAAAAGGAAACCACGTCATTGCGCACTGCCATCACCGCACTGACAGGCAGTGGTTCGGGGATTTCAAAAGAACTGGTTGCGCCGCTTAAAAGTGTTGGATCAATAGCAGGCGTGGCCGCTGTGCAGTCAACAATGTTAGGTCAGGTTTTGGCAGGTGTAGGACCCGCAGCAATTCCTATAGTGGCAGGGATTGCATTGATTGGTGGTGGGTTGATTGTGGCATCGCTGGCGTCTGGCACGTTTAGAGATACGATAGGCCAGATTGTTCCAATTGTTCAAACGTTAGGTGGCCATTTATCCACAGCATTTAGTGATCTAACGAGTGGCAACATTACTGGCGCAATCAATGAAATCAAAACCGGATTTGGGGGAGCATACAATTCACTGCGAGCTATGGATTGGGGGTCAATCTTTAGCAAAATTGGCACAGAAATGCTTACGGGCATACAAAATGCTGGCAATGAAGCCGTTAATTTTCTAAAAGCAGTTGATTGGGGTTCCATCGGGCAATCAATATTGAATGGGTTAAAAACCGTTGCATCCGGCGCTTCTGCAATAGGTGGCGATATTTTAAACGGATTGAAAAGCTTTGATTATGGTGGCGCGTTTGCGGGGTTGCTTGATTCCCTGCAGGGCATCCAGGATAAAATCTTTAGTTTTCTGATGGGCATTGATTGGGCAGGCGCGTTTCAGGGAATTGTTAATGCGATAGGTTCAGTATTTGACAGCATCTTTTCACCTGGTGGAAAGGGTGACGTTGGTGGCGCAATAAGCAAAAGCATTGCAGGACCAGACATTGCAGGAAAACTTGAAGCACTAATAGGCGGCGCAATTACCAAAGTGTTGCCGCTTATCGACAAAATTGGAGGCGCATTATTATCAGTATTGGAAAAGATTGATTGGGGTTCCATTGCAGCAAAAATTGGCGGTGCATTGGTCTCGGGAATGAGTTCGTCAGGTTCATCAATGGCGCATAGTCTAGCCAGCGTTGATTGGGGCGCGGTTGGCGTTGCCGTTTTAACTGCAATCGGCAATGCTTTGAAGGGAATTGGCACATTCCTGGCAAACGTTGATTGGGGTTCTGTTGGAAGGGCATTATTAACGGCATTTGGTGTTGCATTTTTGGCAATTCCAGCATTACTGGCGGGTATTGATTGGGGTGCTGTTGGAACTGGCCTGTTGAATGCAATAAATGGTGCGCTGTCTGGACTTGGTGGCCTGATTTCTGGCGCACTTGGTGGGATTGGGGGTTCACTTGGCGGCATTGGCGCAGGAATAAGCAGCGCATTAAGTGGCGCGGTCAGTGGAATTGCTTCTGCATTGAGTGGTGCGGGCGGCGTCATAATGGGCGCTTTTTCTTCAATAGCCGGTCAACTCGCTGGTGCTGGCGGCGTGATAATGGGTGCATTAAGTGGAATAGCCGGTCAACTCGCTGGTGCGGGTGGCACAATTTTGGGCGCATTGAGCGGCATAGGGGGGCAAATTTCTGGATTCTTCACACATTTACCACTACCAGCTATGCCCAACTGGGCCGCACTGTTGCCACCTATGCCAAACTGGGGTGCGTTATTACCAGCAATGCCAAATTGGGGTGCATTGCTTCCTTCACTTCCATCTTGGGGTTCATTATTACCATCGTTGCCATCATGGGGGGGACTACTGCCAGCACTTCCATCTTGGGGTGGATTGCTACCAGCACTGCCATCATGGGGTGGCTTACTTCCTGCGCTACCATCATGGGGTGGATTATTACCAGCGTTGCCATCATGGGGTGGATTATTACCAGCATTGCCATCATGGGGTGGATTATTACCAGCATTGCCATCATGGGGTGGATTAATGCCATCAATGCCAGATTGGGGTGGATTATTCCCTGCAATGCCAAATTGGTCTGGCCTAATTCCAGCGATGCCAGATTGGGGAAGCCTGCTTCCACATCTAGCACACGGTGCAGTCATCGAACCACGCCCTGGCGGCACGCCAGTGTTGGTTGGTGAAGCAGGTGAACGTGAATATGTCATTCCAGAACACGATTTGAAGAATGGCGGCACGCCAATTGACACGCGTGGAATTGGTAGTGGCGGCAACAGTTATCACATCAATTTGTCTGGCTTAATCACGCAGCCAATAACAGAAGAAGAAATTGTGAAACTGCTGAAACGAGCAGAAGCAATGAACGGTGCGCAATATGGTTAATGATGAAAAGATTTACTTTATAACACCTGAAGGCGGCACGCTCGATCTCACAGACGGCGTGAACTATGAAGTGCGCCAGGGCATTGACGGCAGGCATATGCCACCATTTGATTACAGCACGACAAAAGTTTACACATATCCAGGTGAAATTGTCCAAAATATTAATACAAGTCCACGTGAAATCACGCTGCCTATTACGGTTAAAGGTGACACGGCAGATGATTTTCGTGACAGTGTGCGAATGCTAGAATATTCGATTGATCCAATGCGCGGCGAAGGAAAAATAAAAGTTGTCACTTCTGATACTGTGCCATTGACCAGGCTGATAAATTGCCACTTCAAAACCGGAATGTCATTTATGGAAAGTGGCGAAACGGGAAATTATAAAACCAGGCTGTTTGTCATCACATTTATTTGCCATTCTCCATATTGGTATGATCCAGTTGAAACTGAAAAGAAATGGACAAATCCAAATGGCGCGCTGTTGCGACCACAGGTTGTATATAATGATGGTGATGTTGACACGTGGCCAATAATCACAGTTGCGACAGGTAGCGCCAATTATATTAATCAAATTACAATAAACAACGAAACAACTGGAAAACAAATAAAATATGGAAACCCCGACACAAGTTATCTTAACCTAAACGCGCGGTTGTATATTGACTGCAGGCCAGGATATAGAAGCTGCTGCGTCCTGCACTGGATTTATTCAACAAACGCACTGCCGCGCAGCTATGGAAACACATATTGTGACCTGTGGACAACCAGCAACATCAACTTTAATTTGGTTCCTGGAGAAAACAGAATTTCATTTGGAATAATACAGAACGCGCGCGATGATTCTGCGTGGGCATCATTCAGATGGATCAACAGGTATAATGGAATATGATTCAAGAACCAACAGCAAATTCTGATATGAGCATTCAGATTTGGGGGCGCAACCAGCAGGACGGCACGCTTTTTGATTATATCGAAAAATGGACAGAATTTCATGTTGATCAAAAATGGGCTGATATGTCCACCTGGTCACTGACGATGCCATATGCAGAATTCAACAGCGTTTTTAAACCAGCACCCACAGATCCAATAACAAAGTTTTCCATTGCTGCGTATAGAAACAGCGAGATAAACCCACTGATCGCTGGCCCTATCACAGAAGCCACACGCACCTGGAAAGGTGGCGATGACATGCTGGAATTAACAGGGATGTCAGACCTTTGGTTGTTGCAGGCGCGCGTGATGGAACCAGATTGGCAGCATTACTTTTCGCAGGACGGCTATTACAGCGGATATGCCAGATACTGTGGATATGATGGCCAACCAGTTGAACAATTCGTGGAAGGAATGTTGTATTATTACTTTGGCGATGGACAGCCAACGGCGTGGCGAAAAATACCATATTTCAATTCTGGAATTGGCCACAGTCCATCATATGGCCAAAATATAGAATATTGGGCGCGATGGGAAACCGCATATGAAATGGCCAAAAAGGCTAGTCAGATGTCAACAGGGACTGCTGCATATAATTATTTGGATGCAGATTTGGGCTTTGATGTCCAATATCTGGCCCAAACTGGCGCATACAGATATTGGTTTTTTATGTATATGGCCACGGATATGACTGATAGGGTTACGTTTGGAACTGATCTTGGCACTGTGCGTGATTTCACATACCAAGAAAAGAAACCGGATGCCACAGTGGTCATTGGTGGTGGGCCTGACATTGATCCATCAAGTGGCGCAGTCAGCAGTGAACTTGGATATAGACTATATCACACAACACAAAACGACACGATTTATGACTTATATGGTGGTGCTGCGAATCATCAAATCGCATCTGTTGGCAGGATGGAAGAATTCTTTGATACAGGCAGCGTGCAGACAGAAGCAGTTGCTGGTGGAAATCCTACAAAGGCACAGATTGTTGCGTGGATGCGCGATAAAAGCAATGCAGAATTGAAACTGAAACAATATAATGCGACTGCAACGATTAACCTGGAACCGTCAGAAATGGCAATATTTGGCACGCTGGCAAACCTAAGTGGTGAATTCAGATTGGGGTGCAAAGTTAGTGTGCAGCTTAATAATATGACGTTGACAGATTTAATTCGTGAAGTGAAGTTGGACTTCACGCCTGATGGTGAAGTGATCACGCCAATTGTGTGCGATGCGTTCAAATTTAACTGGACACGACCAATGCCATTTGCAACAGAAAACAGGTGGCAACTTGGTGAAATTGGCAGGAATTGGAAATAATGGCGAATCAATCAACACGATATGTTTCATATGACAGCAAACGACCACCAGTTGCAGTTGGCGTTAAAATTGACATAACAAATCCTGATCCTGGCGCTTCCATCACACGCGTGATGAATGACAAATTTGGAAACTATCTTGAAGGCGCAGCCGTGGATGCAATATTTCACGTAAATACTGCATCAAGTCCTTATGTTTCATCATTTGACACGTTTGATGAAGATGCAAACGCGCCAACAGGTGGCGATGGGCTGATGCCCTGGTGCGGAATGAAGCGCGCGATGGTTAATATTACCAGCGACATTGATTCATTTTATGGCGAAATTGACGATTATGGAAATTTAACATACACAGACAGCAGCGGAATGGGAAAAATTTTTGTTTACGTGCCGAAGTTCTGGTATAAATTCTATGTGTCAGGAAACTACAGATACCACTGGATTTCTCCATATCCAATGCAGGGTTACCGGCTGCACCCTGCGTTTCTGCGCGCTCAGAATCCGATTGACTACATTATGATTGGCGCATATGAAGGATGGCTGTCAAACGGTGTTCTGTATTCTGGCGCAAACAACGCACCAACAATATCAACGGCACGTGCTGACTGCAGGAATGGTGCAAACCTGATGGGTGCCGCACAGGGTGGCGGCACAGTGCAGCGATACGAATTGCTTGATCTTCAGGCGTGGAGTGCGCTGCAGTGGCTTTATCTTATTGAATATGCGAACCTGAACTGCCAAACACCATCAGGATCAACAGCGCGTGGTGGGCTGTCTGCTGGAATAAACACTGGCGCAAACAGACAATACACTGGTTGGACTTCATCATACACGATGACAAATGGCAGCTATCACAATATTGATTTGGGCAACGCGTCTGGACAGGTGCAGGTTGCTGCTGGCCCTATATATGCAATGTCGTATCGTGGTGTTGAAAACCTTTGGGGCAATACGTGGACAATGCTGGATGCGCACGAAATTGACACAAACAGGAATTTGTGGGTGCGCTATAACCAACAGGGAATTGGTGCCGGTGGTGCAGCAACGCCGCTGGCTGACTATACCACAGCGCAACTACTAAATACAGGCGTGAACACGCAGTTCCAGGTGACGGGTTTGGGCACGCTTGCATCCACAGGCTATGTCAACGCGATGTCATATGATGCAGGCTATCACGAAACAGAATGGATGCCATTTTGGCCAGCTACTGTTACAGGTTCTGCCAACACATACTGGTGTGGCACATACACTACTGGATCCACAGCAGCAGAACGATTTTTGATTGTTGGCGGATCATATACAAATGGAACAGAGGGTGGAATTTGGGCGATGAATACAATATTAGGATTTTCAGACACAGGCGCTGATGTTGGTTCACGAATAATGCTAACACCATATTTCCTTCGTGATACTAGCTTTTATCATTATTAGGCAGGACGCTGATGATTAAACAGAAATATCCAGGGATAACACAGGAAGATGTTGACGCGCTGCTTGCATCAACACAAGAACCACCAGCGCCGCCAACCGTGATAAATGTGCGTCAGGCTGACACGGTTGAACAGCGCTTGGCAAAACTTGAAAAGACAGTGGCAC